TCAGGTTGTCGCCTACGACCAGCACGGGAACAAGGTATATTCTCAGGACAGGCCGGGAGAGCTGGCCGAGTTTGATGAAGCCCTGAATATTCTGGTAAGTCAGTATCCTTACAAGGACAGCATTTTGAAGGGGTCCGACGCATTCGGAAGCGGGGCACCGCCAAATGGAACCAGGCCAGGATCAACAAACTGGCATGATCTGCCGCCTATCGAACGGCTTAGTTTCGCAAGGCGAGCAGGAATCAAATAAAAAAAGGAGTATGAATTATGGCTCTAACTTTAGTAGAGGCTGCAAAACGCAGCCAAAACCCGGTTCAATCGGCAATCATTGAAATGTACGCCAGAAACAGCGACGTACTAATGGCTCTTCCTTTCGACACTATCCAGGGCAACGCCCTGCGATACAACAGAGAAGAAACACTGCCGGGTATCGGCTTCCGGGGCGTGAACGAATCCTACGTCGAATCAACCGGCATTCTTAACCCGATCACTGAACCGCTGGTCATCGCCGGCGGGGATCTCGATGTGGACATGTTCATCCTGAAAACAATGGGGATGGATCAAAGGAACGTCCAGGAAAATATGAAGGTGAAGGCTTTATCGCTTGCCTGGACTGCCCAGTTCCTGAAAGGCGACAGCGCATCTGACCCCAGGGGGTTTGACGGACTTCAGGTACGCATCACGGGAAATCAGTGGATTAAAAACGACGAGGACAACGGTGCCGCACTTTCTCTGGCGAAGCTGGACGAATTGATTGATGCCGTTGAAAATCCAACCCACCTGATTATGAACAAAACCATGCGGCGCAGACTTACCGCCGCCGCTCGTCTTTCCTCCGTTGGCGGGTTCATCAACTGGCAGGTAGACGCCTTTGGTCGTCAGATCGCTCAGTATAACGATCTGCCGATCCTGATTGCCGGGTATGACAACGACGGAGATGAAATCCTGCCGTTCACCGAAACCTGTGACGGCGAGGGAATCGCTCAGAATACCTCCATCTACTGCGTGTCTTTTGACACCGGCATGGTAACAGGTATCCAGAACAGCGATATTGACGCGAGGGATCTGGGCGAACTGGACGAAAAACCCGCCATGAGAACTCGTGTCGAATGGTATGCCGGCATCGCAGTTATGCATGGTAGGGCAGCCGCCCGTCTCAGCGGGATCACCAACGCAGCAGTAACAGCATAAAGGAGAATGATAATGGGTATTACTGATAGCAAACAGAGACCTACTGGGACTTTTGACAGCGACCTTGAATTCAAGGACGCCGGCCTTGTGGCCGCAAGCGCAGCCGCGCAGGTAGACAGCGCTGCACGGGTTATTGATGTTGGTGATGGGCTTTTCCGGGGATGCATGATTATTGATGTGTCTGCTCTGGAGATTGCCAGCACAGACGAGATTTATGATATCGTTGTTCAGGGCTCGCCTGATTCTGGTTTTGGCACCGACACCAACATTGTTGAGCTGGCCGCACTCAACCTGTCCGCAGCCGCAGCGAAAAGAACCGACTGCAACAAGGACGATTCAACCGGGCGTTTCAAGCTGTATTTCGACAACGAAAACAACGGCACCTATTACCGGTATCTGAGAGTTTATACCGCCGTCGCCGGCACAGTTGCCACTGGCATCAATTACTCAGCATACTGCGTCCCGATGCAGTAAGGGGGCATTATGACTGATACAGTAAAAGTCGTAAGGGCCAGAGGCGAAGGGGTAGTTAAGATCAAAAACGAGCCCCTTGGCGATGCCGCAGTAAAAAACATCCAAAAAATCCTGGTGCCCGAATCAATCGCCACAGTCACGGAATACGGTGGCGAGTACGGATTTAGAACCAGCGTGATCGAGTTCACCAAAGCCGCCAACCTCGTGACCAGGGCGGGGGCTTCAGATGACGGATACGGAAGCCTGAAGCTGGCAACCTTCCCGAAAGGCCGCATCTGGATTCACGGCGCAAGCGGAACGCTGACCAGTGTCGATGTGTCTGACTCTGACAATATCAGCGACACCGGGTCCGGCGACTACTCTTTCGGCTCTACTGCAACGTCTGACACCACAATTGACGGAACGGATGTCAATATGGGGCCGTCTGCCGCATTGATTGACCCGTTTGTAGCCGGTGTGGGTTCTGCAAACGCAAGCTCCGTTCTCGCCGCTGGTGCGTTGTTTGATGGCTCATCTACCGCTGTTCCGATATACCTGAACATGATCTTCGATGCTGGCGACGTGACTACAGGAAACGGAACCGCTGACCTTGTGGGCAAAATCACAATCCAGTGGTCATACCTGGCCGATTATTAACCACGAGGCCGGGGCGACCCGGCCTTAGCTTTACGGGGGCAATATGAACAAAGAAATCCTGATCAATCCGAAAACCGGCAAAGCAAAAAAGTGTTGGTCCCTGGATGTTCCAGGGCTTTTGGCTGACGGGTGGAAAATGGCAGACGAGAAGCCGGAACCGGAAAAGAAAAAACCCGTGACCACCACGGAATTTGAACCGATTGAATATAAGAGTAAGAAAAAGGCAGGGTAATGGCCCTTACAGTCGGAGTTGATACATACGCCACGCTGGCTGATATACAATCCTGGAACGAAGCCAGGGGCTACACCGGCACCATCACCGAAGCCGATGTCCTGCGGGCCATGGATTATATCGAAAGCCTGCCGTGGTCTGAAGCACGAGCGGATGATGATTCTGATCTTTGGTGGGGCGACGACCCGCCTGATGCTGTTGTCACCGCTTTGAAACACGCCGCACGGATGGAAAATGAAACCCCTGGGATCCTGATGCCGGAAACACGGCAGAAGGTGGCTCGTGAAAAGGTGGATGTCATCGAGATCGAGTATGAACCAGGAGGAAACCAGCAGATGTTTCCGGCCTTGCTCCGGTATCTAAGGGACTATGTGACCAGCAGCAGCGTTATCAACGTGAGGCTTGTCTGATGTATGCTGGTCTCCAAAATACGGCAGCGAAAATGCTTGCGAAGTTTGGGCGGTCCGTAACCTTGACCAAACCTGGATACACCGGGGACAACCAGGAGTTCAACCCTGTCACCGGGGAGTGGGAACCGGTCGAGGGCGAAGCCGGTGACACGGAAACCGGATCGGTCAAGGCTGTTTTTGTAGGGATATCCCAGAAGTGGAAAGACAAGTTCGCAATCGAGCAGGGGGATTCCATCGCTTTGGTCGCCGCAGATGGCCTGGAACCGGAACAAAACGATGTATTGGATGGCTGGACGATTCTGGCGGTTGAGGCAGTGAAACCTGCTGATACGGCTGTGCTTTACAAATGCCATGTGAGGAAACAGTGAGTACATTTTCAATCGATCTTGCAAAATTCGGGCAGAAGGCTGTGGATAATGCGGAGAAGATTGTCCGCAAGATCGGCTTTGATATGCACAGCCGGATTGTGAAGCGTATGCCGGTGGATACAGGTCGGGCGCGGGCAAATACCCAGATATCTTTGCATGATCTCCCCTCAGACGCAACCCTTGAAACAGATAAATCAGGAAATGCGACCATTGCTTCCGGGAACCGGGAATTGGCTCAATTCAAACTTGGGGATACTGTGTTCATCTATAATAATGTGGAGTATATCCTGGCGCTTGAGTTTGGTTCTTCCAAACAGGCTCCGGCAGGGATGTTTCGAATCAGCTTTGAAGAGATTGTTCAGCATCTCGGAGGAGTAGCAGCATGAACCGCATGGATGAAGCTCACGGGCTGCTGTCCGGTTTGCTGAATACTTTTGCGACGGCGCAATCTCTGGCAGTTAAATGGGAAGGCATGACGGCAGAACCATCTGCCAGCACCTACCTGCGGGAATGGATGCTGCCAGGCCAGTTCACCGGGCACCACCTTGGGCCAACCGCTCCAAACGCCGGGCCGCTCATCTATCAGGTGGATGTCGTTGCTGACATGAACGGATGGGGGGCAGCTTATGGAGTGGCGAAGCTATTTTTCAGTTCTCCGTATTTCTACCGGGGGCAGTCTTTAACAAACACAAACAACACCACCCGCGTTGTTGTCAGGTCCGGACAGACCGGCCCGGCAATGCGGGAAGATACCAAATACGTTCTGCCAATGTCCGTTACTTTTCGGGCGTACATGACAATCTAAAAATAAGTGAGGTGTTAAATGACAGAA